GTTCCAATAGTTGTTCCGTCTGAAGTGTTAAGATTAATTTTTTCTGAGGAGGTAAAATTTTTATATCCGTCAATTTTGATAACAACATCTGTGCTGTCATATGATCTAATAATTTCTTTTACTACCGCATTTGCACCGGAGGTTTCTCCAAATAGGGAATCGCTAACAGATAATCCCGGATCAGAGGTGTTAGCAACAACTAACACCGCATCAACATGATCTCTAAAATTAATATTGTTTTCAATTTGTTGTTGCTCCCTGAATCCATAATCTGGAGATCCAAGGATCATGTTTGCAAAGGTAGATAATTTTGCAGATCCCTCTGGAGACCCACCAGTGAGTTCTGGGTCTGCGATTACTGGCGCATTGCTTCCAAATAAGGTATTTGATGTGATGAGATCTGTATTAATCGTGATTGCAAATGTATCTGATATATCAGATGTACCAATTTGAAAACTTCCGAGTTCAGTAGTGTCTCCTCCAATTATTTCAATAATTGAACCATCAGGTTCTGTGGATGCTGTGTAACCAGACCCACCATTGACGAGAGAAAATGTGAGAGATCCACCAAGATCTTGAGTTGATGTGACAACTACCTTTCCAAAATCTCCGTTGAGAGAAGAAATAATTTTGAGAACGTCACCTGCTTCGTATTCACCACCGACACTATTAATAGTAATCTTGTATATACCAGCTTCAATTTTAGGAGTATGACCAACACCACCGATATCAGATAACAATCTAATAGGTTCTAAATCGTTAAATGTCCCTTTAACATTTGAAACAATAATTTGGTTGATATCTCTGCCATTAACAGTCTTACGAATAACATCTTCTACAAGTGCCTCTGCTTGAGATTCAATTCCTTTTATTGTCTTTCCGATAAAACCGTAATTTTTTTGATCAAACACTGCAACCAAATATCGATCAATATTCCACTCTCCATCCGAAACTTTAAGAATCTGATCGGCAGGATATTCGATTTCAATATCTTCATTGTACAATGCTTGGAAAAGAAGTTTGTATGATGCGATAGTTCCACGAGATTGATTGAAGTACTTTATGTACTTAATCATCAAGTTTTTATCTGCAACAACATTAATAGGAACATTTGGTAAAAATGAGTTGATGAAATTATTAATAAACTCATCGATGGTTGTCGTTGCATCTCGATACGACATCAGATTGCGTACTGCATCTAATGCTTTTCCGTTTGTTTCTAAGTACTCATAATATGCTTCGATAAAGAGAAGAAATTTTTCTCCGTCTTCTTTGTAAAAATCTGGAAACTGCTCTCGGACTTGTTTCGCCATTTTGTCGATATACAAACTGGAATCACCGACCCACTGACGAATTCCTGTAGGACGAACATTCGATCCATGAGTTGCACCTGTTAAAGGCATGTAGAAGGTTTGAGTGATTCCTTCAAATGTATGAGAGTGAGACACTCCCGATCCATTCTTATCTAAATCATATGCATTTGCTTCGGACTGTGAAACAAAAAGAGGATAAAAGTATCCAGTTTGACCAACAGAAGAAGATCCTGATCTACTATCACTTGCGGCAGTTCCATTAATCCAGAACTGAATTCCCTTTCCTACAGAATGTGACATTAATAGGAACTTCCTTGACTTGAACTAGTTGCAACTGTCTTACCGATGCCTTCACCGATAACTGTTACTGACGCATCATCTGCTTGCATTATAAGAATTTGTTGCCTCACCGGAATAATGTCAAAAGTGTCGGGTCTTGCGGATATTTTAAGTTCTATACCAGAGTAACTTGTTGGTTTAAAATTGTTAATAATTACTTGACCACTATCATAGTTTACAGTACCGATTGAATCGTTCACAACAATTTTTTGTTTATCAACATTAAATCGATACACCCTAACAATCCCATTGAGATCGTCAAAGAAACATGTAAAATTATTCAAAACAAATTGAGTCGATTTTAAACTTCCTTTACGTAGAGAGTTGCTAAAATTTAAAGTAATTTTTTCTGCACTGTTTGTGTTTGGAGTAATTCGTTTTTCTAAATTTATAATCGCATCATTGTTTATAATTGAACCAATGCTAATATTGTCCAATGCTCGCACAAACTTTGAGTACCTCAAACGATTGCCAAATCGTTCTAGATTGCTTGTGGAAAAACTTGTAATGGTGTCTTTCACTGCTTGAATAATTGAAGAGGTTGTTTCTGTGGTTTTTGTTGCATCAAAATTTGTGGTAATTGTAGGTATAAGATATGTGTATTCTGGGTCAATAATAACAGGATCAATTGCAAGAGGAACACGGTCAAGTATTGACAATCTTATAGCATTTTTTCGAGTTGTGGTTATAAAATTTTCAGAGAAAGGTTTTGCCGCGATGTAAACTTTACCATATACTGGAGGGTTTGCTTTTTCTCCTCCAAACGCAACCACAGATTGCAAGTCTGGATTTTCAGTTAAAATAATCCTAGAATAATCGTTTTCGTTAACCGCACGATTCTGTGTTTCATAATGCCTTGGTGCATTAAATTTAATAGAATCAATTGATTCTTGAGGACGACCACCAGAGGATGCACTGTTTACTGTTAGTGCCACATTAGTATAAGACACAGATGCAGGTTGCACATTAAGAGAGTCCACACTAAATGTTGATGATCCATTAGTGTCTTCACCACTACATACAAGATAATCTACAATGATAATATTTCCATTGACGACTGCTTTACCAAGAGATCCGTTTCCAAACACAATTTCATATTTTCCATCACTTGCTTCTTCAAGAAAATAAACACTGTCTGTGGATAAAACTTGTGCAACATTTGTCGCACGAGAAAATTCTACTTTTGTAGTATCCGCAGAAGAATTTTGCACATTGACAACGATACTAGTAGTGTCTACATTTTCATTGGGAATGATATATCGAGCTGGATTGTTTGCATCAACTACAAATCTATGTGTTACAGGCGTCCCTTCTTTAATTGTAATGTTTTTAGTATATGTCGGAGACGCACCACCAGACTTAACGACAGTAAATGCTTCTGGAGTAACATAGGTGTATTGAATGTCATCAATTGTTGTTGTGAATGTTGAGTTTTTAGGAATGGTAAACTGAGAGACAGTTGAGGAATCAATGCCAGTGAAAGTCAAACTGACATTTGCACTTGCACCCACTGCGGAAATAGGAGTGTAACCCAACGACTTTGCAAATGATGCGACTGAATCTCTCTGCTGTGCAGTATCCAAAAACATTTCGTTCGCAAGCATGTTAATGTAGAAAGAATTGTAATGCGTGTTGTATGCCAGAACGTCCAAAAGAACCGCCATTGCAGAACCTTCAAAATCATAATCAGAAAATTGATTTTGTGAAGACAAGTAAGATTTTAAATTAGTTCTGATGTCCTCAAAATCTAATTCTGTAACTCTTAAATAAGTATTTGCTGTGGTTGTCATCCTATCGGACTCTCTCTAAAATTACATCCAGTACAACTGGTTCTGGATCGTTTAAAATAAAAAATGCAATTGATAAAGTGACCGCATTTAAGTCTGGTCTTTCTTCTACCAAAACATCGATTAGATCTGCACGAGGTTCATAGTTATTAATAACTTCTCGTATTGAATTCTCCATATTCTGTTTTGTGATTGGAGTAAATAATTCAAATAAGTGATATCGAATTCCACAACCAATATTAGATTTAAAAGGTCTTTCATAAAAATCAGTCAATACCAAAGATTTAACAGACTGCTTAACAGCATCTCTGTTTGTTTTACGCGACAATTTTTTAGTATTCGGATGCGGTATGAATCCAATATCTATGTCACTGTATAAATCTGTTTTTGGTGTTGGCATCTGTTAACTCTTTTTTCTTATATTTAGTTAGAATTTTTAGCAGTTTGAATTTCTGCTCGTCTTTCTTTACATAACTTTGCAATTTCTGCTAGTGCTTTTCTCGCACGAGTACCTGCCGTTTTATTTCCATTCTCAAATTTTTCATTTTCTATTAAGTAGATCTCGTATAGTCCTACTAATGCGTCATGACTTTTCATAATTTACCTCTTGACAAAATTCTTAATTCTGTATATAATAACTATGTGGTTTTTTAAGTCTGATTAGGTGCTGAAGTAATACCTGCTTCAACACCTGCTGTATCTGTATGTGTATGCTCGACCAGTGAAATACCAGAAGCAACCACATCACCAGTTCCTATTGTAATTGTTCCAGTTGATGCATTGATGTTCAGATCTGTACAATCAAAATCAACATTTCCATCGACAAGAATCTTTACGTTTCCTTTGACATGAATTGAATCATTATTTGCAACCACTGTATAACGATCTTTTATTATGTGCGTTGATACAGTACCATCAGGGTGTACTTGATAAAAAGTGCCTGACTTGTGGTATTCTCTAATTCGTTCAGCATTCGGTGTATCATCGAATTCCTTAATATGTCCGCTTTCAGTTTGCATAACATGATTATATGGATATTGTGTATTGTATGGATCTGAGGGTTCACTAATTGATGCATCTGCGGTGTAAGAAATTGTATTGTTACCTACTGCAAGTTGATTTGTATCAATCGTCCCATTCTGCGAACTATTAATGGTACCAAGAATCATCGGTTCTTGTGCTCGTTCACCATCAATAAAAAATCCTACAACCCAAGAACCTACAAGTAATCCTGTTGGTGATTCTCCGATACCCAAATCAGAAGCACTTGTTACAGGATTAACTGGTATTGCCCAAGGAAGATCTTCAGTAGGAATTTGTGACTTATCGTCAGTGTGCCAACCGAAACACCGGACACGCACACGACCAAGCTGTACAGGATCATTACGATCCTCTACAACTCCGACAAACCAAGTAAAATTACCCCTTCCTATGAAGTTTCTCATTCTCTACCTTTTCTACATAATTTAAAAAACTGAGGAGACCATTTTTCAGGGTCTCCTTAGTTACTTCTTGCTCTTCAACCCAATCAGTGAGCGTATCCAATCCATGATCATTTCTTTTTTGATTTTTTTGTTCTCTTTGGTTCTTCAACGAGAGTTTCCTCATGTGCGGGTTCTTTAATTTCTTGCAGAAACTCCGGTTCTTGCGGAACTTGAATTTCTGGTTCTACAATTTCTTGGATAAGTTTTTTATTTCTATGTGATCCCGGTAATGGCATATTGCCTCCTTACTGCTTGGGTATTTTAATCTGACGCATTGCGTCTTTTGGTACATTATTTTTAATCCAACTGAATACTTGCTTCTGAACTGCCGCGTCCTTCATGAATGATTTACCAGACTTTTTCAGAGTGACATAGGTGAAGTCCTTGACAATCATTTTCTTTGAACCACTGCCCTTAATCACATTCCCGTCGGCATCAGTATATGGAATCGTGTTTTCGCGATTGTTGAGAATGACTCGCACCTCACCGTTGACACCACGAGGTAGTTGTCCTTTAATGATTTGAGTCATAGTTTTTGCCGCGCCGACATGTGTCTTGAGCAGAATGTCATCTGGCACGACACGAGAACGCTCTTGGTTTGCTTTGACTGCCACATAGTAGTCTGTCAAAACCCAAGTCACATGAATGTTCTTGCCGTCATATCCCAATGCGTTAAACATTGGCATCAGGTCTTTAATATCTTCAATCTCTTTTAGTGTAACATCAAACATGAGGTTTGGCAAGGTATCTTTTGTCTTGGACTGAGATACTGACCTTGCAAGAGAAAGCATTGCTGAGTCTCGCACACCAGAGTCCTTGACCATTTGATGTAACGCAGCGACATCGTCTGGATTACGCAAATCCATGTCGAGGTCACGAACCTTGATAAACAACTTCTTGAGTTCGTCGACATCAAATACTTTGAACTTATCTGCCTCCATAAACTCTTTCTGTGCGAACCCTTTACCAGAACCCGCACCACCTGCCAAGAACACGACCTGTCCGTAGCGTTTGCCTTGGTTGTACATAATCAGTTTTTCTTCGAGCTGCTGATAGTCACGCATCTCTACATGTTCTTTAAAGTTTAGCATTAGATTTCTATCCCGGTGTCCTTAACACATTCCAAGTAACTAAAAAATTGTTCTTCTTTCATCTGATGACGAATTTTGGTAATAAGATATTTACCACTTAGATATTTATCTTGCTGTCCATCTTTCTTATTTAGAGTTGTTGCAACTGGTATTTCTAGATAGATCGTATTCCCTACAATCAAATTTTCGTCTCCGGGTATTACTACATCCACTACATTATTAAAAATGTGTGATTTGTAAGATTGTGTTAACCCGACACTTTGATTTATTTTTTTAGGGTAAGGTCTTTCTGTGGTAAATAAAGAATCCTGATCGTGATTTGTTCTTGATTGCATCATGTATAGCACAGGATCACCATCAATTGATCCCGGTATTTTAAATTTTTGAAGAGTGTTAAAGTCTGAATGTCTTTTTTCATAATCAAAAGTTGTTTCAGTCTTTGTTTTTCTTAAAATATCTAAGTTTATTGTTTTAGACCTAAATAAACCCTTTTGACTGTTGTTTAAAATATTGGATTGTTTTTGTACAGTGTACTCAATAATTTTTGAT